CTGATTATGCATCTGCAAAAACACCAAAAGTTCCTTACGTCAAAGAAGAGGAACAGATGGATGAATACAACGCCACACCTTACAGAAGCACTGAACGTGGTGCACGTGGTAGCAAGCGCGCCGGCCTACCAAGAGCTACCAACGCCAGACAATTCTTCCGCCCACCTGAAGGCTTCACTAAGAAGGGTATTGAGAAAGGTGGCGGCGTGAAGACCGTATATCATTACAAGGGCAAGAGTAGCGCACCTGTAGGTGCCACCATGAAGATGGGCGGCGTCAAAGTGAACCTCGGTAAGACACCCACTAAGAGAAGACCACAAGAAGGGAGCAAATAATGGCAATAACTGTATTAAAGAGAACACCCATCCATGTTGTGGTCGCAGTGTCTGGCACCAGTGCCACGGAAACTATTGATTTAGACACCACACTATCCACAGCCAGTCAAACAGCAGCATCACCTGTAGTGAACATCAGTGCCATTCATTGGTCTGTGCCTGCAGGCAATGCCACCATCACACGAAACTCTGTGCCATTATGGCTGATGACCGGTGCCAGAGAATTTGAATTCAATGGATTTGCTGACAACCGAGAAAACACCAGCAACATCGTGGTGACCACACCTGTGGGTGGTGGCACTGTGATTATTGAAATGGTGAAGCTTTCAGGTTATGGTGACACACAGCACGTGAATCCATTAACCTAAGGAGATTGAACCATGAAATTGATTTCAGAAATAGTTGAACAAGTACAAATCATCACAGAAGAAAAGAGCAAAGACCTGTATCTGGAAGGTGTGTTTCTACAAAGTGAACTGGCCAACAGAAACAACAGAATCTATCCCAAGGCTGTGATGGAAAAAGAAGTGGCACGCTACATGAAAGAATATGTGGATTCCAATCGTGCCTTTGGTGAACTGGGACATCCAGAAGGTCCAACTATTAACTTGGATCGTGTGTCACACATCATCACCTCATTGAAAGAAGATGGCAACAACTATGTGGGTCGTGCCAAGATTCTGAACACCCCTATGGGTAACATTGTTCGGGGGTTGATTGAAGGTGGCGCACAACTAGGTGTGTCATCACGTGGTATGGGCACCTTGAAGGAACGTGAAGGTGGCATCAATGAAGTGCAAAATGACTTCTATTTGGCCACTGCTGCTGACATCGTGGCAGACCCCTCAGCTCCAGATGCCTTCGTACAAGGCATCATGGAAAACAAAGAATGGATGTTCGTGAATGGTTCATGGACCTACCAGAACATGGATGAAACCAAGAAGTTGATTGAAGCAACCAAAAAACAACAACTGGAAGAAATGAAGTTCCGAGTGTTTGAAAACTTCATGAACAGTCTTTCCAAGAAGTAAACCTGTATAAATAATAGTAACGTTTGTAACTAACTTTAGGAGATAGTTAAATGGCCTCAATAGAAAACAAGATTCGTGATATGATGAATCGTAAGGCTGAAGCGGTGGCAGAATCTTTCCCAGGTATGGGTAACAACAAAGAAGCTGCTCCCATGGCCCAAGGTTCATCTGAAAAACCAGAAGTCCAAATGATGAACGTCACAAGTGCTGCCAAGCCTGGTAACGCTGTGAACAATCTTGCTGCTGGTGCAGGTGTGAAGGAAGACAAGCCTATGAAGCAAGGTTCTTCACAAGATGCCACCATCGACTCAGAAGATGATGAAACAACACAAGGCAAGACACAAGCCAGCAAGGCAAAGAAGCAACCTGAACCCAAGCACCAAGGTGCCGGTGCAGCTCCCAACTACACCACACATGCTGATCCAACATCAGTTGTGAACCAAGCATCAAGTGCTGGCAACGTGTACAAGGAAGAAGCTGAAGTGGAAGAAGCTGTGGTCATCAAGCCAACACCTGCTGTACAATCAGCCATTGATGCCTTCAAGAAGAAGCGTGCTGAAGCTGCCAAGGTGAATGACGGCAAGACCAATCCACCCATGAAGGCTGTTCGTAAGGAAGAAGTGGAAGAAAACATGGAAGAAGAAGAACTGTTCATCTCAGAAGAAGAATACAACGCTCTTTCAGAAGAAGAAAAGGCAGAATTCGAAGTTGTGGAAGTGGAACTGGAAGAAGATGCCACTGAAGAAGTTGAAGTGGAAGAAGTAGAAGAAGCCAAGATGATGAAGAAGAAGGAAGAAATGATGAAGAAGATGAAGGAAGAATTGTCCAAGGACATTGAAAATCTTCTGTCATCTGAATCAGAACTTTCAGAAGATTTCAAGGTGAAGGCAACTTCATTGTTTGAAGCTGTAGTAACTGCACGTGTGGCACATGAAATGGAAATCATGGAAGATGTGCTAGCAGAACAAGCAGCAGAAGTTGTGGCTGAAATGCACCAAGAACTAGTTGACAAGGTGGATGCCTACCTCAACTACGTGGTGGAACAATGGGTGGAACAAAATGCTCTAGCCATTGAAAACGGTCTACGTACCGAAGTAACAGAAGATTTCATCGCTGGTCTCAAGGTGTTGTTCCAAGAGAACTACATTGAAGTACCAGAAGAAAAATATGACGTTCTCGGCGAAATGCAAAACAAGATTGAAGAATTGACCGCAGTGGCCAATGAAGCATTTGCAGAAGCTGTAGAACTGAAGAAGGCATTGACTGAATCCAAGCGTGATGCTGTGTTCATGAAAGTGACATCTGATTTGGCACAAACTGAATCAGAAAAATTACGTGGGTTGGTTGAAGAAGTGGAATTTGATACACCAGAACTTTTCGAACAAAAGTTGAATGTCATCAAGAACAACTACTTCCCAAAGACCATTGTTGAAAATGCAACACTCCCAGAAGAACAACCAATTGTGGAAGAAACTTCTGGCACAGTAGCACAATATGCAGCAAGAATCAGTCGCACCAAGTTCTAAAAATTTTCACTTGTATAAATAATATTAACGTTTAACAAAACAAACAGTAACAGGAGAACGAGAATGTTTCTTTCAGAAAATCTACAAAAGAAGTGGGCTCCAGTATTGGACCACGAAGCAATGCCAGCAATCAAGGACACCTACAAGCGTGCAGTAACTGCTGTTGTTCTTGAAAACCAAGAACGTGCAATGCGCGAAGAAAAGCAAGCATTGTTCGAAACAGTACCAGCCAACAACATCGCTGGCTCAGGTGCAACTGAAATTGACCGTTACGATCCAATCCTTATCTCATTGGTTCGTCGTTCACTTCCAAACTTGATGGCTTACGATGTGGCTGGCGTACAACCAATGACCGGCCCAACTGGTCTTATCTTCGCCATGAAGTCACGTTATTCAACACAAGACGGTACAGAAGCTCTATTCAATGAAGCTGACACAGACTTCGCAGGCGCAGGTTCACATGTTGGTTCAAACCCAGTATCAGGCTCATACACAACTGGTACAGGCGTATCAACTGCAACTGCTGAAGACCTCGGTGACGGCACATCATTCGGCGAAATGGCTTTCTCAATCGAAAAGACCACAGTAACCGCTAAGACACGTGCATTGAAGGCTGAATACACTGTGGAATTGGCACAAGACTTGAAGGCAATTCACGGTCTTGATGCAGAAGGCGAATTGGCCAACATTCTTTCACAAGAAATTCTTGCTGAAATCAACCGTGAAGTGATCCGTACCATCTATCGCGTGGCAAAGCCAGGTGCTGCTTCAACAGCATCAGCAGGCACATTCGACCTAGATGTGGACTCAAACGGTCGTTGGTCAGTAGAACGTTTCAAGGGCTTGATGTTCCAAATCGAACGTGATGCCAACGTAATCGCACAAGAAACTCGTCGCGGTCGCGGTAACTTCATCGTTTGCTCATCAGACGTTGCAGCAGCTCTAGCAATGGCTGGTAAGTTGGATTACACCCCAGCTCTTTCAGGCAACGATGGCCTTTCATCAGATGACACAGGTAACACATTCGCAGGTACATTGAATGGCCGTTACAAGGTGTTCATCGACCCATACTCAGCAAACACCAACGCCGCATCACAATTCGTGATGGTTGGCTACAAGGGTTCAACAGCATACGACGCAGGTTTGTTCTACTGCCCATATGTTCCCCTCCAAATGGTTCGTGCAATTGATCCTAACACCTTCCAACCCAAGATTGGATTCAAGACACGTTACGGCATGATTGCAAATCCATTCGTAACACAATCAAACGGCACAACAGACGCAGACACATTCACTGCTGACCGTAACCACTACTATCGTTTGTTCGCAGTAACAAACCTTCTATAATAGTAGTAGTTGAAAAACAGGGAAAGAGAGGCCGAAAGGTCTCTCTTTTTCCTTTTATATGATATAAATATTAGAAACTTTACAGGACACACACATGACATCTCCTACACCCCCACAATGGGACATCAGACAACCAGATATGTTGGACTTTCTACGTCCAAATGGTTTCTTTTTCCTGATTCAGAATCTTCCTCAAGTCACTTATTTCTGTCAATCAGCCAACCTTCCCAGTGTGAATCTAGGATTTGCCATTCATCCCACACCCTTTGCCAACATCCCAAAGCCCGGTGAAAAAATTGATTATGGTGAATTGAATGTGAAATTTTTGATTCAAGAAACCATGGCCAATTACATTGAACTGTACAACTGGATTCTGGCTTTGGGTTTCCCAGAAAACAGAACACAATTCTCATCCCGATTTGGTACTGGTGCCAGAAACACTGACTTGAATGAATACAGTGATGCCACATTGTTGGCATTGGATTCCAATTACAATCCCAAAGTGGAATTCACCTTCAAGGATTGTTTCCCTGTAGGGTTGACTGGCATTGAGTTTGATGTATCTACCGGTGACACTCAATACTTTGCTGCTCAAGCCATATTCAAATATCGCACCTTCACTGTGACACCTCTGACTTGACAAAACTGGTAAGGTAGTTTATAATTGAAGGACTGTGAGGAGGTGTTATGAAACTACAAGACATTCAAACCATGTGGGCAGATGATTGCAAAGTGGACCAGACCAATCTGGGCCGCGCTGCCGCACGTGTACCAGAGTTACACGCCAAATATCTGAACATGATGACCTCAGTTCGCCTGCAATATCGCAAGGCTGAAGCTGATTATCTTCGTTTACGCAAATTGAAGTATCGGTACTATCGTGGTGAGTTGTCCAAAGAGGAACTCACGGAGCTGGGATGGGACCAGTATCTGAACAACAAACCGTTGAAGAATGAAATGGATGAATTCATGGCATCAGATGATGACATCATTCAACACACAGACAAACTGGAATACATCAAGACCTTGTTGTTTCAGTTGGAACAAATCCTGAAGAGCATCAACAGCAGAACCTGGGATGTGAAGTCTGCCATTGAATGGTACAAGTTCACCAATGGTGGGATGTGAGCACCGTTACGATAAATAAGAAAGATGAAGTTTATCTTCGAGTGGAAGCTGAACCTGATGTTCTGCTGGAGATGAATGACTTCTTCACGTTCGCAGTTCCCGGCGCCCAATTCACACCTCAATATCGTGCGAAACTTTGGGATGGCAAAATTCGGCTGTTGAGTTTGTTCACCAAAGAATTGTACGTAGGACTTGCTTCCTATGTCGAAGAATTTTGTAAAAGAAACGGCTATGCATTTGTTAACAACTGTCAGCCTATCCGTGCTGTCCGTGATGTTGCTGAGTTTATTAATGGGCTGAACTATCATTCCAATGGTAAGCCTGTTGACATTCGGGATTATCAGAAGAATGCAGTGGAAGAAGCCATTCAGAACAATAGAACGCTGTTGCTGTCTCCCACAGCCAGCGGTAAAAGCCTCATCATCTACACGTTGATTCGATGGCACCTACAACACAATCGTAGACAGCTCATCATTGTTCCTACCACCAGTTTGGTGGAACAGATGTATGGCGACTTTGCTGATTACGCCACAGACAGTGATTGGAAAGTGTCTGAGAATTGCACTCGCATCTATTCAGGCAAAGAGAAAATCACCAACGTGCCTATTGTGATTTCCACCTGGCAGAGCATCTACAAGATGCCCAAGAGCTTCTTTGAAAACTTTGATGTGGTGTATGGCGATGAGTGTCATTTGTTCAAGGCAAAATCCTTGACCTCCATCATGCACAAGTGTACCAAGGCACCCTTCAAGATTGGCACCACAGGAACCCTGGATGGCACCAAGACACATCGGTTGGTGTTGGAAGGGTTGTTTGGTGCTGTACACAAGGTCACTAGTACCAAGAAGTTGATGGATGAAAATCAGTTGGCTGAATTGAAGATTCGTTGTGTCACCTTGGATTACACAGATGAAGAAAAACAATTGTGCAAGAAGTTCAGTTATCAAGAAGAAATAGATTGGTTGGTTACACACCCCAAGAGAAACAAGTTCATCAGAAATCTGGTGTTGGATCAAAAGGGCAACACCCTGGTGTTGTTTCAATTTGTGGAAAAGCACGGTGAAGAATTGTATGATTTGATTTCAGAAAAGATTGAACAAGGCAGAGATTTGTTTTTCGTTCACGGAGGAGTGGAAGCCAAAGAACGTGAGGCAGTTCGTGCCATCACAGAGAAGTCCTCGAATGCCATCATCTTGGCATCCTACGGTACATTCTCAACAGGAATAAATATTAGAAACCTCCATACCATTGTGTTTGCATCACCCACGAAATCTCGCATCAGAAATCTACAAAGTATTGGTCGTGGACTTCGTTTGGGTGAACAAAAGGCATCATGTAAGTTATATGATATTGGTGACAACTTATCATGGAAGTCGCACAAGAATTACACATTACTGCATTTAATTGAGCGTGTGAAGATATACAATGAAGAAGGATTTGATTACAAACTTCTAACCGTACCATTACATGCTTAGTATCGACGATGGATATTTCAAAATTGTAAAGTTGAAAACAGGAGAAAACATCCTGTGTAACATGGAACGAGATGTGAAGTCCACGGCAGCAGAAACACATCTACAGATGCATGTTCCTGTGCAAGTGGTGCCCATGAAAGAAACACGCCGAGGCAATCATGTGATTGGAGAAAGTTTCATGCTTCGTCCTTGGATGGGGTTGAGTGATGGAGAAGATTTTGTCATCAGCACAGATGTGGTGATGACTATAGGTGACATGAAGAAGGAAGTCAGAAAACAATATGTCACCTACGTCACACAAGCTAAAGAAACCAGACAGAAGTTTCTGGAACAAGAAGAACGGTCAGAAGCAGCAGATGATTTATTGCGTGAAGTGAACAATGGTGATGTCCACATTATTGATATTGATGAATATCATGGAGAATATTATGGCGAAGAAGAAGGACGAAAACAGTAAGCATTACATTGACAACAAGCAGTTTCTGGCTGCTTTGATTGAATTCAAAAAAGAAGTGAACAAAGCCAAGAAGAATGAAGAAGAAAGGCCTCAGGTTCCAGATTACATCGGTGATTGCTTCATCAAGATTGCCAATCATCTAGCATACAAAAGCAATTTCATCAATTACAGCTTCCGAGAAGATATGATTCTGGATGCCATTGAGAATTGCCTCATCTACATGGACAACTTCGATCCCAAGAAATCCAGCAATCCTTTTGCCTATTTCACGCAAATCACCTATTACGCATTTCTGCGTAGAATTCAGAAAGAAAAGAAACATCTGCAAACCAAGTATCGGTACATTGAGTCATTGGACATTGAAGGCATCATCCGCCAGGCTCATGATGAAGGAAGCTATGACAATGGTTTCATCCGATATCTGAAGCAACAGGCAGACACAGCACAGCAAGAATTGCATGACACCAAGAAGGACAAGAAGATGACCAGAAAGCCCAAGTATCTCCAGAAACTGGATGATGATGTTCTGGTGGATGAATCTCAACATCTGGATGTGTTGAGTGTGGACGCGGCCGTGGAAACAGGTGAAATTGAATACGAATAACCATTGACACGCTCCTAAATAATTGTAGATTGTTATGTATCCTGTGAGGTGATTATGAGAATCAGATATTCAGAAATTTTCCATTCGTTCCAAGGTGAAGCAGAACTGGCAGGCACTCCCGCCGTATGGCTTCGTTTCTTTGGATGTAACTTGAACTGTGAAGGATTTGGTCAAAAGAATCCCACAGACCCAACCAGTTATGTTCTTCCCTACAAAGACTTCAATGTGGATTCCGTGAAGTCTGTGGAAGAACTTCCTGTTTGGTCCTATGGCTGTGACTCATCCTATTCCTGGTCACAGAAATACAAGCATCTGGCACATGATGCCTCTCCCTCGGAAATTGCCGATAGGTTGATTGAGGCCAACAAGAGTGAACACAACCCTGCAGGATTGTTCATTCATCCTCATACTGAACAGGACACCATGTTGTGTTTCACAGGTGGTGAGCCCATGTTACAGCAAAAAGCCATGATGGCAGTGCTGGCGGAGTTGGCACATCGTGGCAATATGCCGCGTATCATCACTGTGGAAACCAACGCCACCACACCGTTGAGTGATGAACTTCGCAGATTCATTGCTTTGGATTTCAAAAATTTCGGCGGTCTGCGTTGGCACTGGTCCATGAGTCCTAAGTTGTTCAATGTGTCAGGTGAGAAGCATGCAGTTAGACCAGAAGTGATTCGAGATTATGTGTTCTCCATGTCCACAACCGTGCTGAAGTTTGTGTGTAATGGTACACCAGAGTGTTGGTTGGAACTTGACATTGAGTTGAAACGTATTAGATTTCTATGTGGGAAGTTGATGCCGAAAATCTGGGTGATGCCTGTGGGTGCCACTAAGGATGCACAAGAGGATCCCTATATTGGTGACCTCTGTATTGAAGCAATGAATCGTGGATACAACGTTGCCACACGAAATCATTGTTATGTCTTTGGCAACGTGATTGGGAGATAATATGAAATCACAGCAGCGATATAACGCAAACGCCATTCGCAATGCTTTGGGGAAGTGCGACCCAGAGTTGGGCCTTCGGGTCCATAAGCATCTTCAATCTCTTGGCGTGGAAACACCTACCATTCAGACAGGTGAGTATGCTGACAAGAAGGTGAAGAAGATTGAAAAGCACTTCACAAGCATCATGGAAACACTTGGCATGGATTTGACTGATGACAGTCTCCAAGATAGTCCAGCTCGTGTGGCCAAGATGTTTGTGAATGAATTGTTCTGGGGCTTGGACCCTGCCATGTTCCCGAAGTGTACTGCCATTGAGAACAAGATGGGGTACGATGAAATGGTGCTGGAGAAGCACATTGGTGTCACATCTTGTTGTGAACATCATTTCGTGACCATTCACGGACATGCTCACGTGGCTTACATCCCACGCAAGAAGGTGTTGGGATTGAGCAAGTTGAATCGTGTGGTGGAATATTTCTCACGCCGTCCTCAGGTTCAGGAACGTTTGGCTGAACAAATCTATCACGCCTTGGCATTCATTCTGGAAACAGATGATGTGGCTGTGGTGATTGATGCTGAGCATTTCTGTGTGAAGGCACGTGGTGTTCAAGACCCACATTCCACAACCATCACAAGCAAGTTGGGTGGTGCCTTCAAGGCGGATCCAGCACTACGTGCTGAGTTCATGAATCTCATCAAGTAACATGAACATTCAGGTGATGTTGGACTTGGAGACCATGAGTGTGGAATCCAACGCAGCCATCTGTTCCATTGGTGCAGTGAAATTCAGTATCGAAGATGGTATCTTGGATACATTCTACTGCACCGTGGATGCGGCTGATTGCAAGAAGTGGGGATTGGACATTTCAGCCGACACAGTGCGTTGGTGGAGCAAGCAACCACGTGAAGTGTTGGAGATGTTGAGAAAGGACAATGTTCCTTTGCATGATGCCTTGGTGAAGTTCTCACAATGGTATGGTGCCAAGCCCATGCCCACGTGGGGATGTGGAGCAGGATTTGATAATGTCATCATGGACAATGCCTATAAAGCCTGTGGTATGAAACGTCCTTGGACTCCCTGGTTGGACAGATGTTACAGAACCATGAAAGAAATCATTCAGATGCCATTTGATGAACGTACAGGAAGCTATCACAATGCCTTGGATGATGCCGTGTATCAGACCAAACACCTTTTGAAAATTCTAAAGAGTTGATTATGAAATTTGAATATGTGGCGTCAGGTCTATCATTTTTACGAGTGCGATTCAAGGAATCGCAGGTGGGTGACACTGCCAAGCGATTGAATGGCATGTGGTCGTTGCTTCGTGGTCAACACAATCATGAATTTTCTTTTCTGTATAATGCCTTTATTGAAAAGGAGTTTGGTGAATTCTTTCGTGATGTGTATCGTGGCAAGGGTGTGAATCAGATTTATGCTGACTCAGGTGGCCTACAAATGATTACCTTAGGCAAGACCATCACACCACAACTGAAACAGGAAGTGTACACCAATCAAGGCAACTATTCAGATTGTGCCATGAGCTTTGATGAAATTCCAGTGTCATTGAAATCAGAACGGTCATCCAGGTCAGACACCAGCAGCAAGTATTTCGACAGAAGCAAGTTTGAATGGTGTGCCAGAGAATCTGGTAAGAACATTCGTGACCAGATTGAAACCTTCATCAAGATGGGATCCCAGGCACGACCTTTCTTTATTGCACAAGGCAATGACTTGGACAGCTATGTTCGTTGGACAGAACTGGCCTTGGAGGAGATTCCCAAGGAGTTGCATGAATTCATTGGTGGTGTGGCATTGGGAGCTGTAGCATTAGGTACTGGTACATTGGAAGATTGCAAGAGAGCTTTCTATTATACACAACTGCCTTTGTCCAAGACCACACATCACTTCCATTTGTTGGGAGTGGGTTCAGTGTCCAGATTGCTTCCTGTGATTGCCATGCAACATCATGATGTGTATCAGAACACCTTGGTGAGCTATGACAGCACCACTCACACATCCGGTGTGCAGATGGGACGATACTATGGGCCAGACTTCAAGTGGATCACGCCAGGCAGATTGTTTCGTGATGATGAAAACAATTATCAAACAGAGAATGGCGGTCAAGGTGCCGAAGATTACAGCTTCATCAATAGTGATGTCAGAAAGTATGTGAAAGACTACATTGTAGATGATGACTTCTTCATGGAAGCCATGAACATTCCAGTTCGTGCCTATCAGAAGTTACACAATGGAAATTTTCTTCCACCGCTAGAGGCATTCAGTGCCTACTTTGTGGGAAGCACCATGAACTTTATACGTCACGTGGAAACTGTGTCCAACGATTTCTCTAAGGCTCATGGATTGGTGGATACGTTGACCTACTCCACTATTGATGCCATGAGAAGTGTGAAGTCTCGACAAGATTTTGAGTACTGGTTGCAACATGCAGGTTCAAGTTTGGATAGCACACCTATTGAAGATGGTCAACCCGCAAGCCTTCCGGAGGATTTCTAATGGAAACTATAGAACGATATATTGAAGTAACGTTTCAAAAGGAAGGAATACACAAGTATCCGGCTGCATTAGATGACCCGAACTTGAAGCATGTTCAATTTCTTGGATATCCTCATCGCCATATGTTTCATTTCCGTGTTCGTGTATCTGTGAATCATAATGACAGAGACATTGAATTCATTTTGTTCAAGCGTGAATTGGAAAGTTTGTACAATGGCATCTATGATATTGATTACAAGAGCTGCGAAATGTTGGCTGAAGAATTGATTGACTATATCAAAATGAATTATCCTAGGCGGTATGTGGAAGTAGGTGTGAGTGAAGATGGAGAGAATGGCGCCATCTTGATTTTCAAACCGTTCATCACACCCACTGTTTCTTTGGTACCTGCTGTATGATTTTCATTGTTCCTATTGAACCTATTGACCAACGTTACACCAAGCAATGGTATCACAACATCCCCAAGGACCTGGACCGTCGCGGCTTGGCGAACAGAACCATTGGTGACCCCGTGGATTCTGGAACCACTTCAGGTGCCTTTTTGAACTTTGCCTTCACCAACAAGTACAAGGCATCACAAGTGAAACAGATTGCTGATTTGTTCATGATGAATCAAGTGAAGCCAGGTGACAAGTTTCTGGTCACAGATGCCTGGAACTTTGCCATCACTGCCATCAGATACATGAGTGACTTGCTGGATATTCCTGTGGAAATTCATGGCATCTGGCATGCAGGTGCCTATGACCCATCTGATATTCTGGGTATGAAGATGAAGGGTGAATCAGCCAATCATGCTGAAAGAAGTTGGTACCATGCCTGTGATTACAACTATTTTGCCACAGAGTTTCACCGTCAGATGTTTCTGAACAACCTGGACATCTCCCGGAGCTCGGCCCTGAAGGCCATTATTTCTGGACAACCTCATCATCTGATGAGTTTGGAATCAACCAAGTACATCAATCTTCCGAAACAGAACAAGGTGATTTGGCCTCACAGATATAATGCAGATAAACAGCCAGAGATTGCTGAACAACTGGATGTGGTGATATCACAGAAGCTGAACTTATCAAAAGAAGATTACTATCATCTGTTGGGAACTAGCAAGGCGGTGTTCAGCTGTGCCTTGCATGAGAATCTAGGCATCAGCATGATGGAGGGATGTTTGGCAGGTGCCATTCCCATTGTGCCGGACAGATGCAGTTATTCAGAAATGTATTTGAAGCCTTTCAAGTATCCTTCTGAATGGACCAGCAATTGGGACAAATTTCAACTTCATAAGCAAGAATTGCAAGATTTCATTCAAGACAAGATAGATAATTACGATAGGTATGAAAGTTTGATGGAACAACAACGTGGCATCTTGGTTTTAAGGTATCTGAACGCTGACATCATGTACTCTTATCTTGCGAGGTAGTTATGAAATACTATTCAACAAAGACTTTCGGTAATGACCGTGGATTGAGCTGTGCTTTTCGTCAATGGCGTGCCACCTCACATTGCAATCAGATTCATGGGTACAGCTTGGGATTTCGTTTCATCTTCGAAGCAGATTCATTAGATGACAGAAACTGGGTGTATGATTTTGGAAACACCAAGTGGATCAAGATGTACCTGGAAGAAGCCTTTGACCATACCACTGCTGTTGCTGCGGATGACCCGCATCTAGCATTGTTCAAACAAATGGATGAGGCAGGTGTCCTGACACTTCGCATTTTTAGTGCAGTAGGTTGTGAGAAGTTTGCAGAAATTGTATATACTGATATTGCTTCACAAGTAGCAGATGAAACACAACACAGAGTTCGTTTAAAGAGTGTAGAAGTGTTTGAACACGGCAGCAACTCTGCCATTTACGAGGGATAAATCATGTCAAGAAAAGTTACTATAGAATTGGATTGGGACACGGTAGACAGAATTGTGGTGCAAGAACTTGAGGAAAATCTTGAAGGGTTCATTCTAAGTTTGGAACAAATCAAGTCCATTGGCACAACTGATGGCATCTTCAGTCAAGACCCAGAACAAGATGCCAAGGACTTGGAAGAGCACATCAAGGCATGCAAGTTGATGATTGCCTATCACAAACCATTTAGCGAACAATGAAAATTGCCATTCTGACTGACACCCATTTCGGTGCCAGAAATGATTCTCAACACTTCGATTCTTATTTCAGGAAATTCTATGATGAAGTATTCTTTCCATACATTACTGAGCACAATATCAAAACAGTTTTCCATTTGGGTGATGTTTTTGATAGGCGCAAGTATATTAATTTTGCCACACTTCGCTCTTGCAAAAATTATTTCTTTGGTCCTCTAGAACAACATGGTGTAGATATGTACGTGATTCCAGGCAATCACGACACCTACTATAAGAACACCAATGAAGTGAACAGTCCAGATTTGCTCCTTCGTGAATATTCCAATGTTCACATCGTTGAGCACTGTAAAGAAATACAGTTCGGAGGAAAAGATTTCAGTTTCATTCCTTGGATTTGTCCAGAGAATCAAGCTGACACCATGGACTTCTTGAAGCGACACAAGGGAGTATGCCTGGCACATCTGGAGCTGATGGGCTTTGATATGTTTCGTGGTGTGGCCAACGAGGCAGGCATGGACAGAGAATTGTTCAAACACTATGACATGGTGTTGACTGGTCATTTTCATCACAGAAGCACGGATGATAATGTTCATTATCTGGGAAGTCCTTATGAAATGATTTGGACGGACTTTGAAGATGTTCGAGGATTCCATATTCTGGACACAGAAACTTTGGAACTGACCTTCATACAAAATCCCAATCGCATCTTTCATAAAATCTATTATGATGACAGAAAGCCTACTGTGGATGCGTCCAATTACAAGAAGTGTTGCGTAAAGGTGATAGTCGTTCATAAAAATGACTATCAAAAGTTTGACAAACTGATTGATGCCTTGTATATTAATGAAGTGATTGAATTGACCATACATGAAGATTTCACCGAGTTTGAATCAGAAGCATTGAATGAAGAAGCTGTGAACATTGAAGATACCATGACCCTGCTCTCGGAATACGTGGATTCAGTGGAGTCCATGAAGGACAAAGAGCGATTGAAAACGTTGCTGAAAACATTGTATGTTGAGGCACAAAATCTAGAGATATGATTCATTTCAAGAAAGTTCGATGGCGTAATTTCCTGTCCACCGGAAATGCCTACACAGAGATGCAATTGGATGAACGTCCCACCACATTGATTGTGGGAGAGAATGGAAGTGGCAAGAGCACACTTCTGGATGCCATCTGTTTTGCTTTGTTTGGTAAGCCCTATCGAAACATCAACAAGCCTCAGTTGGTGAACACCATCAATGGAAAAAATTGTGTGGTGGAAATTGAATTTTTCATTGGCAACAAAACATATAAAATCATTCGTGGCATCAAGCCTGCCATCTTTGAAATCTGGGTGGATGGCAATCTCATCAATCAAGATGCTGCCAGCAGAGATTATCAGAAGTATCTGGAAGAAAATATTTTGAAATTGAATTACAAGTCCTTCACACAGATTGTGATTCTTGGATCAGCATCTTTCACACCCTTCATGCAACTGCCAGCTGCTGCTCGTCGAGAAGTGATTGAGGACATTCTGGACATCAAGATTTTCACCTCCATGAATCAGGTGTTGAAGGAGAAAATCACAGAATTGAAGAACAAGATGCAAGATGTGGACAACAAAATCACACTGGCAAAAAACAAAGCTGAGATTCAGCAAGATTACATCAAGACCTTGGAAGAGGATCGTGATGCCAGAATTGCTGACATCGAGGTGAAAATTCAGGAGGCTGGCAATGAAGTCCATAATAAACGGAATATGCTACTTCATCTTGATGATAGAAGAACTCATCATTTTAACAGTATTGGGGATGCATCTGATGTTAACGAAGCTGTTTCCGAAATCCTACGGCAAGTCCGAGAATTCGAATCCACAGCAGCATCTATAGAAAAGGAAATCTCCTTCTATCATAACAATGATACTTGTCCCAAGTGTAAGCAAGGCATTGAACATGATTTCAAGAAGGACATCATTGATGAACGGTCAGAAGATTTGAAGAGGGTGCATGGCAACATTGAACAGATTGAAGACCAGAAGGCATCTCTCCAGGAGCGGTTGGCAGAAATTGCCAGCATCAACAAACAGATTAATCAATTGAATGAGGACATTGCCACTGTGAAGTCTGAGCTAGCATCCACAGAACGCTTCATTCAACGCCTGGAACTAGAGAGGGCGGATGTCAGTCAGAAGGTGGGTAACATAGATGTGGAGAAAACCAAGTTGAAGGACCTGGCAAAAGAAACTCTAGGCGTGGTGAAGGAACGCAGTGAATTGAATGAACTCAGCGATTACTATGATATTGCTGGCATTCTGTTGAAGGACTCAGGCATCAAAACTAAGATTATCAGACAGTATCTCCCGGCAATAAATAAACTCGTCAACAAGTTTTTGACATCCATGGACTTCTTTGTCCAATTCACACTTGACGAGAAATTTGATGAAGTTATTAAATCGCGGTATCGGGATGATTTTAGTTATGAGAGCTTTAGTGAAGGCGAGAAACAAAGAATTGATTTGGCGCTTTTGTTTACGTGGCGTACAATCGCTAAGCTCAAGAATAGTGCCAGTACTAATCTTCTTATTCTTGATGAAGTGTTTGATAGCAGTCTGGACAATAGTGCCACAGATTATGTGATGACATTGTTGAATACTTTGGGTGATGGCACCAATGTGTTTGTGATTTCACATAAAGGTGACCAATTGTTTGATAAGTTTGCACATATTGTGAAGTTCACCAAACGACAGAATTTCTCTGTGATTGTATAATAAATATTAGAGGATGATATGCATTTCAATATTGACGATTTACAACTGATTCATTTCACCGATGAACGCATGACCACCAAGCCTCCTGCGTTTGACTTTGAGAAAGATGCAGACAAGGCTGAAGAGCTGGCAGATGTGCTACACAAGAAGATGGTGGAGTGGGATGGTGCAGGATTATCTGCCAATCAAGTGGGTCTCCCATATCGTGTGTTCGTGATTGGCACCAAAGAAGAAAAGATTGCCTTCTTCAATCCCAATGTGGTGGGAGTAAGTCAGAAAGAAGTGGCCATTGAAGAAGGATGTTTGTCATTTCCAGGATTCTATTTGACACTGAAGCGTCCTGCGGAAGTTGTGATGGAGTGGCAGAATGAGAAGGGAGAAATGCAAACTGGAAGATTCCAGGGGATTGGCGCCAGAGTGCTACTACATGAGTATGACCATATGGAAGGCATCAATTTCACATTTCACGCTTCTCATTTCAAGTTGAAGTGGGAACTAGATAAATGGAAGAAGCGTCAGCTCAAACATCAAAAACGGTTACGACATGGAAAATGATTTCGATTTCGGGTTCACATTTGCTGATGATGATGTAGGTGCGCCACAGCAAGTTGTTCCCACAGCAACACCAGAAGATACAGAATTCAAAAGTGAATTGTTGGACAAGATTTCAGCATTAGAAAACAAGTTGGAAGAATTGACCGCAGGTGATACATCAGCACTAATAGAACAACACAAACAGTTGTTGACAGCAGAAGTTCGTGGGAAGTTGCAACAAGTAGAACAGATGATCCTTCCACTTCTTTACAATCTCCAAAAGAATCCTGACAAGGAATACATTCATTGGCCAAATCGTAAAGACATCATTCAAAAACAAATTGACAAAATTCTACAGGTGACGAGATATTATGGAGAAACCAAATGAAATGCCTGCGGGCATGAGTGCGTTCACTGACCGTGCCATTGCCAAAGTACATAAGTTCTATCTGTCCGGAGAAATCAAATCACCTTCTGAATATGTGCCTTGGTTTGAAACCATCAGAAATGCAGGTGAAACAGATGTGGTGGTGTTACATATCAACAGTTACGGCGGTGATTTGTTCACAGCCATTCAATTCATGAGAGCCATGGCAGAGACCAAGGCCAATGTAGTGGCATCTGTGGAAGGTGCTTGCATGAGTGCGGCCACAGTGATATTCTTGTCTGCTAAACATTGGGAAATCAGCAAACATTCCATGTTCATGTTCCATAACTACAGCTCAGGTAGTTTCGGCAAGGGTGGCGAGATGTACGACAACATTGTTCATGAACGTGAATGGAGCAGAAAGTTGTGGAAGGATGTGTACACAGGATTCTTGACAGAAACAGAAATCAATTCTATTTTACAGAACAAAGACATCTGGATGTCAGGTGAAGAAGTTAGCAAACGATTGGAAACCAAGTTCAAACCCAAGTCCCAAAAGCCCAAAACTCCGAGAAAGAAGAAGCCTGTAAGTCGTTGATTTTCAACAACTTACGCCGGGACTTGACAAAGGACGCCCTAGCAATTATACTTAATGTATAGCTGCTAGGGTTTTCTTCTGACACGGGGGTTGTATGGCGAACGTTTTGGACTCCACCAAGAGCACGCTGGGTCGGCTTCTGGCCGCCGAGGACATCCGTATTGAACACCAAAAGGTTCGCGGTCCTTCATTTGATGTGAAGAACCGCGTGCTTGTTCTCCCCATCTGGCAGGACATGGATGCCGACCTGTATGACCTGATGATTGGTCATGAGGTGGGTCATGCCTTGTACACACCGGCCGAGGGTTGGGTGAGCAAGGTTCAGGAGTATGGCAAGGAGTACAAGACGTTTCTGAATCTTGTGGAAGATGCGCGTATTGAAAAGAAGATGAAGCGCAAGTATCCTGGGTTGAAGCGTCCCATGTACAATGGCTACACTCAGCTGGTGGATCGTGGCTTCTTTGGTGTCGCCATGGGAGACATGAAGCATCTTCCTTTCGCCGACCGCGCCAATGTGTATTTCAAGTTGGGTGCTCGCGCCGACATCACGTTCACTCCGTCGGAACAGGACCTGGTGGACCGTATCGAGGCGGCGGAGACGTTCGAGGATGTCATGGTGTTGGCCAAGGAGTTCATGGATGTGGCCAAGGATGAAAAGTCCGAACTGGATGATTTGTTTGAGGACCTGATGGAGGCGCTGGACAATGATGGTCCAGGTGAGTCGGGGGATGAGTCTGAGGATGGTGAGACCACTAGTGTCCAGGACACCATTGACCGTCTCCGTAAGGCAGGCAAGAACCAGATGGCAGATGCTTTGGAGAAGGCGTCTGACAAGGCCAAGCAGAAGCTTCAGGATTGGATGAACAAGGATGAGACCTCATCTATCACGGCAGATGCCTTGGAACAGAATCAGGAAAAGCTGATTGATGAATCTGCTTATCCTGCCACGTATGCACATTTTCCGAAATTGGATGTGAAGAAGTTTGTGGTGGATTGGAAAAAGACTCATGAACAATTGCAGTTTAATCCGGTCATGGAGTCCAAGCGTTTGGAGTTGTACAACAAGTTTATGCAGGCCAATCGCAAGTACATCTCACACATGGTTCGTGAGTTTGAGCTTCGTCGCAATGCCAAGCAGTTTGCCCGCGCCAAGGTGAGCAAGACGGGTGAGCTGGACATGAATCGCATCTGGAGCCACAAGTTGTCTGAGGATCTGTTCCTTCAGACCACCACGGTGCCTGATGGCAAGAATCATGGCATGCTGATGTTGATTGATATGTCCAGCAGCATGCAGGACAACATTGGTGACACCATCGAGCAGCTGGTGAGTCTGGTGATGTTCTGCCGCAAGGTGAACATTCCCTTTGATGTGTATGGTTTCTATGACACAGGTTCTGGTGCTCAGGAAGATGTGAATTTCGAGGTGAATAGAAATGATGAAACCATGGGGGCTATGCAGATTAACGGTCATTACTTCCGTTTGAAGCAGTTGTTTCACAGCAGCATGAAGGCCCAGGAGTTCATGAAGGCCATTCAGAATGTGTTGATGTTGGCATATTGCTTCAAGCACACCTATGGTCGGTACTACTGGCAGGCGAGCCTCGGCGGTCTTCCCACAGGGTTTGACCTGGGGTCCACACCGCTGAATGAGAGCATCCTGGTGTTGAATCATGTGGCTCAGCAGTTCCGTGAGGAGTATCGTATCGAGGTGTTGAACACCGTGATTCTCACAGATGGTGAGGCCACCAATGGCCTTCAGGTGATGGGTATCAATCCTGATTATCCGGAAAAGGGTATACATCCGGTTCATCTGGGTCGTCGCACCATCCTTGAGAATCGCAAGACTCGCCATCAGATTGCCTGTACCACAGGTTACTATCAGGGCTACACCACACAGTTGCTGGAGATGTACAAGCATCTGACAGGTTCGCGTGTGGTGGGCATCTACTTGATGAGTGGTCGTAACTACAAGTCTCAGGCCTATCGCAGGCTGCAAATGAGTGTGGATGTGGTGAATGACGCAGCATTTGACCAGCAGTGGAAACAGGAATTCACCAAGCACAAGTACATTGGCTTGAAGGTTCGTGGCTATGACACCTACTACATGGTGCCAGGTTCTGAAATTGGTATTGAGGAAATGGACATGGACAAGGCGTTGCAGGAAGTGAACACTTCACGGAACGGACTATTAAAGGCATTCAAGAAAATGCAGAATACCAAGATGGTGTCCCGTGTGTTCCTGAACGCCTTCGTGAAGCAGGTGGCGTAAGTTGTTGATTTTCAACGACTTAGCCCCTCTTGACAAATGCCTGAAAAACAGTTATATTTAATGTATGGTGCGTGAGATGTACAACTTCATCATGGAGGTAGTATGACGGTACAGCGACTGGTGGATGCTCTTCGGAAGACTGGCAAGGAGGAGTTCACTCGGCCTGAGGTGGTTCAGGTGGCTCAGTCCATTGGTGTGAATCCTAGTCCGTTCTTGTCCAATCATGCCAACAAGGTTCGGCGCGGTGTGTATCATGCAGGTGGTATCATCTTGGTTCCGGTGAATGGCAATTCTGTTAATACTTCCCATCCTACTACTGAGGTCGTGAACGTGACTAATAACATCCCTGCTGTGATGCATCTGGCTCAGCCTAAGTTGAAGGTTGAGGTGGACAATCTGGTACCCAAGAAGGATGCCACCTATGTGGCGTTCGGGTTCCATAAGGATCTCACCACCATCTTGTCCAGCAAGAATTTCTATCCGGTGTTCATCACAGGTCTTTCTGGTAACGGCAAGACCACCATGGTGGAGCAGGTGTGTGCCAACCTGAAGCGTGAGGCCATTCGTGTGAACATCAGCATTGAAACGGATGAGGATGACCTGATTGGTGGCAACACCTTGATTGATGGCAACGTGGTGTATCGTGAGGGTCCGGTTCTTCTGGCCATGAAGCGTGGTGCTGTTCTGATTCTGGATGAATGTGACCGTGGCAGCAACAAGTTGATGTGCCTTCAGGCCATTCTGGAGGGCAAGCCCTACTTCAACAAGAAGACCGGCGAGACCGTGCACCCGGCGGCTGGGTTCAACATTGTGGCCACGGCCAACACCAAGGGGCAGGGGTCGGACTCTGGCAAGTATATGTCAGCTCAGATTCTAGATGATGCCTTCCTGGAGCGTTTCGCTGTCACCATCGAGCAGGAGTATCCTTCCAGCAAGGTGGAGAAAAAGATTGTGATAAAGAAGATGGAGCGTGTGGAGAAGGTAGATGAGGATTTTGCCGACAAGCTGGTGGCATGGTCGGACATCATCCGCAAGACGTTCAAGGAGGGTGCCATTGACGACCTCATCAGCACGCGGCGTCTGGAACACATCGTGAATGCCTTCGCCATGTTCGGTAGCCGTATGAAGGCCATTGAGATGTGTATCGCTCGATTCGACGCTGACACCAAGACGGCGTTCATGGATTTGTACACCAAGGTGGATGCGGGTGTGGAGATGCCCACGGCCGACGCGGCTGTGGCAGAGGAGATGGGAGATGACACTGGAACGGTTTGATTATAATGGGAAAATCATCTGGGTGCATTCCAAAGATGCTTGTTCAGGTGAACATTGTGTGATTCACAATCCCAGCAATCATCGCATGAAGGATTGGCCGTTGAATTGGAGAACTGACCGATACATGATGGAACGAGTGTGTGAACATGGTGTGGGACATCCCGATCCTGACCATGTTGCACACATTCGGAAGGTGAAGGGTGATGAATATGCTAATGTAGATTCCATTCACGGGTGTGACGGGTGCTGTCATGACTAATCCCATGGTGAACTATTCTGAAATCACGAAGCAAACTGCCAGTGAAATGTATAATGTTCGTGATGAATACAAGCAGAACACATATGAGCAGAATGTTGCCATCACAATGTCAGAACAGCGCATTTTTTCCGTGGGATGCATCAACATCACAGGTGAGTTGAATGTAGGAATGATGATTCGTTCGGCGTGTCTTTTTGGGGCTGAGAATTTTTATATCTTTGGACGCAAGAAATTTGATAAGCGTAGCACTGTAGGTGCTGAGAAATACATTAATATTGTCCAATATACTTTTGATGACCCGATGACCGCCGACGAATCCATTTTGAATGAAATGAAGTTGCTGAAACATAGCGTGGTGTTGTGTGAACAAGGCGGTGAGGAGATTGGTACTTACAAATCACGTCCTTGGTATGAAAAAGGATTGATGAATCCTGTATTCATGTTTGGTTCAGAAAGTCATGGATTGCCTGAGATGATTTCTCAGCATCCACATTTCAGCAAAGTATCCATCCCACAACGAGGTGTGCTTCGTAGTTTCAATGTGAGTGCCGCCATGAACATCATTGTGTGGGATTATTTGAAGGAGATTTATTTATGAACCCAAGATTTTCTGTGTCTGTACCTGAATCCCTTCAAAGAGATATTATAGAATTTGCTTTGAATGAAAAAAATGATAAGTATTTTTCTTTGAACCGAACATCTTCTGTCCGTAAAGGATGTATCATCAGTAATTATCCAGAATTAACTATCAATAGTGATATAGTTTCCTTTGCTGTTTCTGCCTATAAAAGTATAGGTGTGGATTCCTTTCTACCAGAACACGTATTTGGTAATTTTATAGGCGTAAATTTTGAAGGTGGTTCTGTGCATGAACATCGTGATCCTAGAAATGAAAAAAATTTCATTCATACAAGATTTAATTTTCTTTTACAAAAGCCAGAAAGCGGCGGTGATCCTGTTATAAATGGAGTGCTGTATCCGATGAATGAAGGGCAAGGTTGGTTAAACTTGGCATCTGAATGGTTACACGGCTCTACTGCTGTGATAGGAAAACGAGAACGAGTGGTGTTAAGTTTAGGTGCCTATGTTCATCCTGGAATGATAAAATATCTTACTGATGAAATGGAGGCAGCAGTATGATTTGTAATGAATGCAGAACTGTCAATCAAAGAAGCAAAGTGTACATCACAGAAATGTTTTATGATTTGCAACAATCCCAGGATAGGTTTTTTGATGAAGATGGAAAGTGGCACTGTCACGACATCAATCCTACCACAACCAAATATCAATGTTCCCATGGACATGAATGGAGTGAGGTGAAATATGCCACATGCTGGTGTGAAAATTAAAGAATTTGCTGTACTGTTTTTCATTCAGATGTTGAGTTACACCATCTGGTGCGTCAACTTTCGTGCAGTGGCTGATGCTCACTATCACACTGCAGCCTTTAGTGACTTCATGATTGCCTCCATCAACTTCTTCGTGATTCGAAAGATTGCACATGGGCAAGACCACTTGCATCAATGGGCAGGATATGCACTTGGTTCTGTGGTCGGGAGTTATCTAGGGATTTGGATTTCCGCAACATTCTTGGGAGGTTGATATGAATGACGAAATTGTTTCATGTATGGCAATAGGAGCAGGAGCCAATTGGGTGATTGCCGCTACCAAGGATGGGAGGGTGTTTATTGGATATGTAAGAACTGGTGCTATATCTGGGGTTAAGTGGACGCGAGTTGAAGATATTCCATTAAGTGAGGAGAACACCACCATATGAACTTGACAAAAGATGAAATGCTTGTTATGTTGAAGAAGGCTTATGTACGAGGTCAATATGAACACATGGAACAACGATATAGGCGTCCAGGTGACAAGGTGAAAGAGTACCCTGTCATCAATATTCCCAATCATGCGATAGAAGATTTAATTCAGGAGTGAACATGAAACCTATCAGTCCACGATATCCCACCTACGTCATCTATGAAGGGTATGACCGAGCTCTGGCTTTGGAATCTGTAGGCAAGGGATGGAGTTCCCTTGTCAATGAAGTGTTTGACTTCATGGAACAGAATCGCACTCATTCCAAAGTGGTTCAAGTCAAGGAGAAATGGGGTGGTCTACGCATCTATACTGATGTGATTGACAATGGGTTGGATGAGAAAATTCGAGAAATGGAAAAGAAGAGCTTCACAATTTGTGAAGATTGTGGTCTACCAGGTGTCTTGCGCGGCGGGGGATGGTATCGCACGTTGTGTGAGACTCATGGACATGACAAGCCTATAATTGAGGATTGAGATAATGAATGAACCTATCAATTACAAATTTCATGAAGATAGAATTCTTCGTGAATTGAAAGCCTATGTGGACAGCACCTACGATGAACACTATTCCAGAAACAAATTTCAAGCCACAGAATTCATCATTGATGGTGGTCATGGTATAGGATTCACGGTGGGTAACATCCTGAAGTATGCACAACGATATGGTAAAAAGAACGGATATAATCGAAAGGACATCTTGAAAATCATACACTACGCTATTATGTTATTGTATATTCATGATACAGACGCACACACCACTACTGAGGAGTAACCGTTATGAAGATTAGCAGCAAAACCCTTTCTCTGTTACAGAGCTTCGCACAAATCAGCAGCAATCTGCTGGTGAAGCCTGGCAAGAAGTTGGCTACACGAAATGCTGTCAACAGCATTCAGGCACGTGCTGTGGTGGAAGAAACCTTCCCGCAGCAATTTGCCATCTATGATTTGAATCAGCTCCTGTCTTTGATTTCCGTCTCAGAACATCCGGACATTGAGTTTGGTGACAAGAGCCTTGTGATTCGTTCCGCCAATGGCGGAGAAATTGAGTATTTCTATGCTGATGAAAGCCTGGTGACAGCGCCGAACGAGAATCCGCCTCAGTTGGAGGATGTGTACACATTCAAGTTGACGGCATCTGACATTCAGACCATTGTGAAGACCGCCAGCATTGTGTCTGCCACCATGTTGAACATTGTGTCTGACAAGGGCAAGGTGACACTTAGCATCAATGACCCGAAGAACAGCACATCACACAGCTACAAGAAGCCTTTGGGTGACTCTGCTTCATCTTTCAATGTGAAGATGGCTATTGACAGCTTCAAGGTGGTGGCTGATGAGTACAATGTTCGTGTGGCTCACGCCGTGGCCAAGACAGGCAAGGTGTTAGTGTTCTTCTTTGAGTCCACTTCTTCTGACTTAACATATCTTATTGCGGCTGACTCTACATCTAAGGTGTAATCATGGAAGCCAATCGTGAGCAGTTTCTTTGGGTAGAAGCATATCGTCCGCGGAAAATCAGGGACTGTATTCTGCCTGACAAATTGAAAACCACATTCCAGGAATTCGTGGACCAGGACAATATTCCTAATATGTTGTTGTCTGGCACAGCTGGGACAGGTAAGACTACAATCGCTCGGGCTCTGTGTGAAGAATTAGGGTGCGACTACATCATCATCAACGGCTCGGAAGAGTCTGGTATTGATGTATTGAGGACTAAAATCAAAGACTTTGCAAGTACAGTTTCGTTGGCCGGTAAGGTCAAGGTGGTGATACTTGACGAGGCAGATTATCTCAATCCTAATTCCACACAACCCGCTCTCCGTGGATTCATTGAGGAGTTCAGCAAGAATTGTCGGTTCATCTTCACGTGCAATTACAAGAACAGAATCATTCCGCCGCTTCATAGTCGAACCACTGTGATTGACTTCAAGTTGGACAAGGAGGATCGTCCTGTGGTGGCGGCCAAGTTCTTCAAGCGTGTTCAGGAGATTCTGAACAACGAGAATGTGTCGTTTGATCCCAAGGTGGTGGCAGAGCTGCTGAACAAGCACTTTCCAGATTATCGGCGTGTGTTGAATGAGATGCAACGATACTCGGTGTCAGGTACCATTGACGCTGGCATCTTGAGCAATGTGTCTGATGCCAACATGAAGGAGTTGTTGGTGACGTTGCGCGAGAAGGACTTCAAGAAGATGCGAACCTGGGTGGTGAACAACATGGACAATGACCCGAATGTGTTGTTCAGAAAGCTGTATGACTTTCTATTGCCTGAGGTGGTTCAGGTTCCTCAGCTGGTGCTTCTGTTGGCAGATTATCAGTACAAGGCAGCGTTCGTGGCTGATGCTGAAATCAATCTTGTGGCGTGTCTGACAGAAATCATGGCTGCCTGTGAGATGAAGTCATGAGACTAGAAAATAAAAATCAATTGTCAGTAAAATTAACCGGCAAACAAAAGGGTGATTGGGCAGAAAGTAGAGCTGTAGAACTTTGGACATTATATGGTTGGGAAGTATTTGAAGGCCCGTCTGATAGTGTTTGTGATAGGATTGTGCGTTCTCCAGATACAGGTGAAATGTTATCTATACAGATTAAGTATCTTGCAGATAACACATCAAAAGTTGAAACCTTTTCCACTGGTTCTGGCACCTTGAAAGGTGGTAAAAGAAAAAAGACTAACTATGCAAAACACAACATAGATTTTATTATGGCAGTGAATCCACACACAGAACAATATTTTCTTTATCCAAAAGACTATTATGAAAACTATAGTTCTCTGACTCCTTCCAATCATCCTGGATTTGAAATTCCTAAGGTTGAAAAAAGTTTAGAAGAAATTAGAAAAATTCGTCATAAGGATGAACTTGCAACTTTGGATTCAGTGTACCATGACTGAAAAGAACCTTGATGGAGAAATCATCAAGGACTGGATTGTGGAAGAATACAAGATGCCGAAAATCAGTCCTTTTGATTTCGTGAATGCCATTCATTACACCAAAGAAGCCTTGATGGTGGATGAATGGAGTGAGAAGCAGTACAATTCGTTTGTTGTGAACAAGAGTTTGAGTTTCGGGGCTGACACAGTACATGCAGCCAACGAGATGAACAGTCGTCCGCATTTGGACAAGCGCCTCCAGTTTGATTTCCTTATAAATACCATTAGACCTCGCAAGAGATTTAATAAGTGGTTGAAGGCTGATAAAGTCCAAGACCTTGAAGTGGTGAAACAGTATTATCATTACAATACTGAGAAGGCACAGCAAGCTCTGAGGATCCTATCACCTGACCAAATAAATACCATTAAGGAACGTTTGAACACAGGTGGCTTAACAAATGGCACATGATTTAATTAATATACCCGGTATCCCAGGATACAATCCTTTGGAAGTGAAATTGGTGAATCAGGATGACTTCCTGAAGGTTCGTGAAACACTCACCCGTATTGGTGTGGCTTCACGCAAAGACCAAACATTGTATCAGAGCTGTCACATCCTGCACAAGCAAGGCAGATACTTCATTGTGCATTTCAAGGAACTGTTTGCTTTGGATGGCAAGCAAGCTGACTTGTCTGACAATGATTTGCAACGCAGAAACACCGTGGCTCATCTGTTGGAAGATTGGGGTCTGGTGAAGATAGTGAATGGTGATGTGTGTGAAGATACAGCACCATTGTCACAAATCAAAGTTCTGGCCTTCGGTGAAAAGAGGGATTGGAACTTGGTGGCAAAGTACAACATTGGTAAAAAGAAATAAATAGAAGTACTTGATTGTAGGGGTGTTAGGAGTTATCATTAACCTTAGATACGCCGACAGGGTATCACTAACACATTCGCTCGACAGGAGGAATTATGACACGTACCTATACTTTCAACACTGCATCATTGGGTGGACCATGGGCTATTGGATTCGATAACCTTTGGGACCGTTTACACAACATTGAAACGGTGAATAGTTCCAGCAACTATCCCCCATACAACATCATCAAGCACGATGCTGAAAACTGGAGCATCGAACTCGCCGTGGCAGGATTCAAGCGAGATGAACTTGATGTGGAACTGGCAGAAGGTGTTCTCACCATCTCTGCCAAGGCGGAATCATCTGATGACAAGGAGTATGTTCATCGTGGTTTAGCCAAGCGTGCGTTCACTAGAAAGTGGACATTGGCAGATGACGTGGTAGTGCATGAAGCTTCATTGACTGACGGTGTGCTTTCCATCAAGTTGGAACGCATCATCCCAGAAGAAAAGAAGCCACGTAAGATTGACATTTCATAATTAAGTAGTCCTCCTAACACCCCTACAATTGAGTATATCATGGCTTTACTGTGCATCAAAACGCTTCTAGGCGAAGATTTAATTGGTGATGTTGAGATACGTGACAACACCGTAGACATTGACACACCACTCATGGTGATGATTGTCCCAAACGAGAAGGGACAATACAGTGTGGGGCTGGCTCCCTACATGATTTTCTCAGCCACTAGAAAGTTCACGTTTGAAAAGAATCATATCATTCTGTTCACGGAACCTGCTGATGAGCTACGAAATCAATACCATTCATTGACAGGCAAGGGCATTGTCCTTCCCACCAGACCAAAAATTGAACTAGTTCCATAATAACAGGGGTGCTTGACACCCCTGTTTTGTTGTGTTATATTAACTGAAACATTCACGACCCGGAGGAGGTTGAATGAAGAAGTTCTATACTAATGTGTTGCAATTTGGTAACAAGTTGCTGGTGCGAGAAGTTCGTAATGGAAAAAAGGACAATCACAGGGTGGAGTTTCGTCCTACCATGTTCATCAAGTCCAAGCAGGAATCCAAGCACAAGAGTTTGTTTGGTGACAATCTGGAGCCCATGAAGTTTGGTGACATCAATGATGCCAAAGAGTTCATGAAGAAATACAAAGAGGTGGAGAATTTTCCCATCTTCGGCAACACCTCCTTTGCCTATCAATACATCACAGAAGAATATCCAGAAGAGGTGGACTATGATATCAGTCAGCTCACCATCTTCACTATTGACATTGAGACTGCCTCAGAGAATGGATTTCCTAGTGTGGACAATCCCATTGAAGAGGTGTTGTTGATTACTGTGCAAGACAACATCACCAAGAAGATTACTACATTTGGTGCCAAGAAGTTTGATGTGCAAAACATTCAGAAAAATTTCGAGTATGTGAAATGTAAGGATGAGGCTGACCTTCTTCTTACGTTTCTTCGTTTCTGGCAGATGGCTGCTCCGGATGTGGTGACAGGATGGAACACACAATTGTTCGACTTGCCCTATCTCATGGTCAGAATCAAGCGAGTGTTGGGTGAGGATCGTGTGAAGGACCTGTCGCCGTGGCGGTTTGTGAATGAACGAACTGTGACCATGAATGGGCGTGAATATCTCACAGCTGACATCTATGGCATCAGCAACTTGGATTATCTGGACTTGTACAAGAAATTCACTTATTCAGCACAAGAAAGTTACAAGTTGGATTACATTGCTCAACAAGAGTTGGGTCGTAGGAAGTTGGAACATGGCTACGAGACATTCAAGGAACACTACACAGAAGATTGGCAATCATTTGTGGAGTACAACATCGTGGACGTGGAACTGGTGGATGCCTTGGAAGACAAGATGAAGTTGATTGAACTGGTCATCACCATGGCCTATGATGCCAAGTGCAACTTCACAGACATCTTCTCGGCGGTGAGAACCTGGGATTGCATTCTACATAATCATCTCTGGGCCAAAAACATCATCGTACATCAGAAGAAGGACAATGAAGGCAGAACCATTGCAGGTGCCTATGTGAAAGAACCTGTCCCTGGCAAGTATGATTGGGTGGTGAGCTTCGACGCCGCATCTCTGTATCCCAGCATCATCATGCAATACAACATGAGTCCTGAGACCATGATGGTGGGTGTCACTGCAGACGCTAGCCCAGAGATTCTGTTGGGAGGAGATGTGAACTTCCATGACTTCTTGAAGAACAAGAATTACGCCATGGCAGCGAACGGCTATTGCTACACTCACAAACATCAAGGATTGTTTCCTGAAATCGTGGAAAAGATTTTCACAGAACGTGTCTTTTACAAGAAGAAGATGATTGAGGCACAAAAGGAGTATGAGAAGAACAAGGATGTGAACCAGGTGAAGCTCATCAGCAAGTACAACAACATTCAGATGGCTAGAAAGATTCAATTGAACAGTTTGTATGGTGCTTGGGCCAATCAATACTTCCGATTCTATGATGACAGAATTGCCGAAGGCATCACTCTGACTGGTCAGTACATCATTCAGCATGTGGGTCGTGCCTTGAATGAATACCTGAACAAGGTGTGTGAAACAGAAGGTGTGGAGTACACATTCTATTCTGACACAGACAGTTGTTACATCACATTGGATCGTTTGGTTCAGAAGCACTTCTCACATCTGGACAAGAACAAGGTGGTGGATGTGATTGACAAGTTCTGTAAAGACAAGGTGGCCAAGGTGTTGGCAGATGCCTGTAACCATATCATGCATGCCACAAATGGATATGTGTCCAAGATGGAGTTCAAGCGAGAGGTGATTGCCGACCGTGCCATCTGGGTGGCCAAGAAGCGTTATGCCTTGAATGTGTATGATAGTGAAGGTGTACGATACAAGGAACCCAAGTTGAAGGTGCAAGGATTGGAGATTGTCAGAAGTAGCACACCTGGCAGTGTTCGACAGTATCTTCGGGATGCTGTGAAGATGGCATTGACTTGCACACAAACTGAGATTCAGGACTTCATTGCTGATTTGGAGCAGAAGTTTCATCAAATGGCACCAGAAGAAATTGCCTTCCCTAGAAGTGCCAACAATCTGGCCAAGTATCATTCT